GATATAAAGGTTCCAGTTGAATTTATACAGGCAGAAGAGGATGAAGGAAGGGAAATAAGACGAGCAAAGTTATATATAACACCTGATTTAATAGGAGATAATCAACCTACATTTGAGGATGAGATTACGTTGAGTTATGCAGGGGGGAATAAGGTTGCACAGATTATTGATATAGATACAAAACGTGGTGGACAGGTTTATCTACATACAATTCAGGTGAGATTCTGATGGCTAGGAGAGCAAGGAGAAGAAAGCCAAAACAGAGTTACGCAGAATTACAAGCAGCGTTAAGTAAAAAAGAATTACCTCGTCAACTGACGAATAGGATTGAACAAGATTTATATGCAGAAATTGAAGATGATTTTAATTTATTAATCCAAGCTACTATTTCTGACTTAACAAGTGATGCTGATGAAGGTGGTTATAGTCCTGTTTTAACAGGTTTCTTTGCTTCTAATTGGAAAGCAAATAAAAGACCAATTAATAGAACAGAGACTCCAAAAGGAACTGCGTGGGAGAATATAAGGAAAACGACAAGAGTAATAGGAGAGAAGAAAACAACTGTTTTATCTCCAGGGTATGAACCTATTATTGAACAACGTCATGCTGTTCCAGAGTTTAAATTAAAAGATAGAGTTTATATTGGTAGTGCAGTTAAATATGCTCCATACGCTGCAATGTCTCCTAAATCAAAATTACTGAATTACATTTCAGGAGGTGGCGGTGGAACTGCTTCTTTAAATCAAAGATTAAATGAAATAATGACAGATAAGAAAACAGATGTTCGTATAGGTGGAAATGTGTTTGGAGGAATTAAAACGGGTAGACTAAGAAAAGAATATGAGCCAGATTTCAGACCTAGAACTGGCTATGACAAAATTTAAGGTTCTTAAACAATGACACTTGTAAAAGCTAGAGCCGCTTTTGAAAAAGCAATTACTGACGCAGTAACGGATATTGATCCGACTGTCAAAATGATTTATGACAATATTGCTTATACAACTCCTGGTAAAACAGTTAAATACATCATTTTAGGCGTTAATTTTGGTCAAGCAACGATGCAAAACCAAGGTGCTTCTAGTGATTATTATTCAGGTTTTGTTCAATGCAATGTTTATGTTCCAAAGAACAAAGGGACATCAGTATTAGCTGCTATTAGTGAGTCAGTCATTGATGGTATGACCTCTGTTAATGCTTCTGACTATGTTGATACTTATAGTTGTAAACCAAAAGTAAGGGATGTTGTAGGGCCAGGAATATTTGATACTGAAAACGATTCACATTGTATGGCTGTAATAACCTGCCAATTTTCTGCAAACGCTTAGTATAGTATTAATACTAATCGAATCCTAACTTATGGTTAAGGCCATTGAACTTCTCCGCAACAAATTTGGAGTTAGTCAGTTATATCAACATGACGTTGTTAAAGATGGTGAAACTGTCTTAACTGTATATTGGAATCCATTAACAATTGCAGAAAGAGAATCAATTCAGAAAAAAGCAGGAACAAATGATGCTAATGATTTTGCATTAGCTTTAATGATTCAAAAGGCTTTAGATAAAGATAGTAAAAGGTTATTTCAAGATGGTGATAAAGCTGCTTTAAGACGGGAAATTGAAGCTGCTGTTTTACAAGAAATACAGTTGGCAATGCTTAATTCTGGTACGGATAAGGAGGTGGAAGAAGTTCAGGCTGACTTGAAAAGCTAATAAGCTTTGGTATTTTATGTTTTCTCTAGCTAAAGAGTTAGGGATGACGGTATCTCAGTTGTCAAATGATTTAACGATGGAAGAGTTGATGGGATGGTCAGCTTATTTTGCGTTAAAGAATGAAGAAGATGAACGAGAAAAAGATAAAGTTCAAAAAGGTGCTGCTAGTCGGGTTCAAACAAGGTAAAGTAGGGTGAAGTTTATCGGGTTAGAAAGGAGTGGCTGCTGACTATACCCGAGTTATAGTTTTTAAAGTAGAAGATCAGGCAATAAAACGTGCCACTGATCGTATTACTCGTAGCTTAGAAGGTATTGAAAAAACTTTAGGACGTATTGAACAGAAAGGATTTGGAAAAATAGCGAAAGAGGCTGATATGGCGGCTAAATCAATAGATAAATTAAGTAAAAGTGCAAGAGGATGGAAAGGTTTAGCAAATCAACTTACTACGACTAAAGGTGGTGTAAGGACTATGGGCGTGGGGGTGCTGGGAGCAGGTATGGGTCTTAATTGGATGAAGAATCAAATTGGTGGAATAAAAAGTGCAGTTGCTAGTTTAAATCCATTTAACAAAGCAACTGAAGTAGCGGCAGCAAAGACAGGAGCCTTAAGCGCAGGTTTAGCAAAATTATCAGCAGTTGCTTCTGGTCATCCTGTTCAAGTTGCAGCAATGGCTGTTGCTTATATGGCTTTTGGAGATCAACTTTTAAACGTAACAAAAAAAGGAATCTTTGGATTATTAGGAGGATTAGGAAAAATAGGTCAAGGAGCAACAAATTCAGCAGCTTTAGCTATTGGTAAATATAAAAATTTAGAAACTCAATTTGAATTAACTACTGCTGCTGCTGCGAGATTAAATGCTCAAATTCAAAGTCCTAGAGGGCGAATTGGGCCGAAAAACAGAGCCTTTGGTGTTAGGGAGCAAGGAACATCAATAGAAGAATCAGTAAGGATGAGGAATAGAGCTATAAACCAAAGGGCTGCTGAACATAGAGAAGCAAAAATGATTGCAGAGGGAAATGCTCCTATTTCCAGAGCAAGCAAACGAGCAATTAGATTAGACGCTGAATTTAAGAATTTACCAACTGTAAAAGCAGTCAGACAACTTCATGCTATTGAGAAGAAGAGGTTACTTATACATCAGAGAAATCTTAGAGCAACTGAAAAATTAACAATGATGGCAGAGGCCACAGGTATGCCTGGCAGTACAGGGTTTACGGCTGCTCAGTATGGGCCTCAACCTGCTCCTTTAAATAGGATGCAAAGGTTCGGAATTGGAAAGGGAGCGAATCCAAAAGGCATGTTTGCTTCTCCTGGTGGAATAGGAGGAAGAGGTAAAGGAGCATTACAAAGTGGAATGATTGGTGGAGGTTTCCCCTTATTGTTTGGTCAAAGCCCTGCTGCTGCTGTTGCTGGTGGAATTGGTGGTGCTTTGGGTGGTGCGTTAAGCCCTGGATTTGGATTTGCTGGTTCAATTGTTGCAACTGCTGCTGCACAAAAAATAGGAGAAATTGTTGCATTTAGAAAATCAATTAAAGAGTTAAATGCAGATATGCAAAGTATGGGCTTTAACGCTGGATTTAGTGCAAAAGAGATAACAAGTCTAGGTAAGTCATTAGGAATAACAAAAGAAGAAGCTGTTCAAGTTGCAGAAGAATTTAAACGATTTGGAAAGTCTGGAGGTTTATTTGCTAAAGCTTTTGGAGGAGATTTTGCAAAATTCTCGGCAGTAGCACAAGCTGATGAGATTAGTACAGCGATGCAAGCAATAAAAACTTTGAATAAAGATATGACCTTAGAAGAAGAACTAAGATTAACTCTTGCATTAAGAAGGAAAGGTGTTGAATCTACTATTAATGAATTAATAGAAGATACTTTAGAAAAACAAAAAAAAGCGACTATTTCAGGTCATCAAAAAGATTCTGGAACGACAAGAGTTCGTCCTGCTGTAAAACGAAGACAAGCAACCGAAATCAAAGAAATAGATGAAGGCAATATTAAAACTATTGAAGAGTTGACAAAAATTAGAGATCTTTATAGTGAGATAAGAATAGCGGCAGAAGAAAATTCTTATTCTGTTGTTAAAGCTGTTGAAGATATAAATACAGAATTAAGAAAATTAAATAGTACACAATATCAAGTTGTTGAATTATCTAAATCAATTGGTTCATCGTTTAGTGAATCATTTAAAGGAATAATTCAAGGAACAATGAGTGTTCAAGATGCGTTTAGAAACATGTTTAGTCGTATTGCAGATCATTTCTTAGATATGGCAGCACAAATTGCTGCGGCTCAGTTACAGAAAGGAATATTGCAAATGTTTATGCCATCAATAGGGAGTCAAGTAGGAAACGATTTAGCGGGCCATTTTGCTAAGCTTCCTAAGAAAGCAGCAGGAGGCCCAGTTTCAGGAGGATCACCTTACATCGTTGGAGAGAAAGGCCCAGAATTATTCGTTCCAGGTTCTAGCGGTAATATCGTTCCAAATCATGCAATGGGAGGAGCAAATATTGTAGTTAACGTAGATGCTTCTGGTTCGTCAGTTCAAGGCGATGCAGGGCAAGCTGAACAACTTGGAAGTATGCTGGCAGCAGCAGTTCAAGCTGAACTTGTTAATCAGCAACGACCTGGAGGACTCTTAGCAGGTACACGTTAATGGCAACATTTCCTTCCATCTCTCCGCAATATGGAGTTCAAAAAAGATCAGCACCTAATAAACGTGTGGTTCGTTTTGCTGATGGTTATGAACATCGAATTTTATTCGGGCTGGACGCACATACAAATCCAAAAGTGTACTCTTTAAAGTTCGCAGTATCAGAAACAGATGCAGACACCATAGAAACATTTTTAGACGCAAGAGCATTAGATCAAGCTAGTTTTGATTTTACGCCACCTGGAGAGGGTTCAGCTTCTAAGTTTGTTTGTGATGGCTGGAATAAATCAATTCCTTACTTAAATAGAGCAACAATTACAGCCACATTTAGGGAAGTATTTGAACCATGAGTTTAGATCCAATTATTAGTGATCTACAGAAGACTAATCCTTCTGCAATTATTGAATTATTTGAGCTGGAATTAGATTCAACTTTGCATGGTAGTCAAACAACAATGACATATCGGTTTCATGCAGGAAGTAATTTAAACGCAAATGGTGAAATTATTTGGCAAAGTAATACATACTTAAGATACCCCGTAGAAGCAAGTGGTTTTGCGTTTCAAAAAGGGCAACTTCCTAGACCACAATTGACAGTTAGCAATACTTTATCTTTACTTACTGCTGTAATGTTAGAGGTTAATGAAGTTACTGCTGGTAACGATTTAACAGGTTCAAAAGTAACGAGAATTAGGACATTGGCTAAGTTTTTAGATGCTGGTAATTTTTCTGGTGGTAATGGAGATGCTGCAAACAATGAATTTCCAAGAGAGATTTATTACGTAGATAGGAAAGCTGCTGAAAATAGAGAAATTGTTACTTTTGAATTGGCAAGTATTAGTGATCTAGCAGGAATTAGATTACCCAAAAGACAATGTACTAGAGAATTATTTCCTTCTATTGGTACGTTTATTTAATGGATTGGAAAGAAAAAGCTTTAGAACACGCTAAAGAAGAAGATCCTAAAGAATCTGTTGGTTTGTTGTTAAATATTAAAGGTAAAAAGATTTACTATCCTTGTCGTAATTTATCAACTTACTCTCATCAGTGTTTTATTTTAGATCCAGAAGACTATGTGAAAGCAGATAACTTAGGTCAGATAGTTAGTGTGATTCATTCGCATCCAACAACTCCAGCAGCAGCAAGTGAAGCAGATCGAGTTAGTTGTGAAGCCAGTGGATTGCCTTGGCATATTGTGAATCCTAAGAATGAAGAATGGGGATACTACGAACCAACAGGATATAAACCGAAGTTAAAAGGGAGACCGTGGTGTTGGGGCGTAACTGATTGTTGGAGTTTAGTTAGAGATTGGTATTTAGAAGAAAAAGGTATTAATTTAATGGATTGGGAGAGACCTGTTACACCTGAAGAATTTTTAGAGAAGCCTATGTTTGAAGATTGTGCAGAAACAACAGGTTTTCGCTTATTAAAACCAGAGGAAAAGCTAGAAAATGGTGATCTTTTGTTTATGTCAATTATGGGTAAGGGGTTAAATCATGTTGCGATCTTTTTAAATGGGGAAGTTTTACATCATTTAGCAGATCGTTTAAGTTGTCAGGAACCTTATTCCGAATGGTTGCTAAAATGTACGGGAGGCAGGTATCGGTATGTTGAAAACAATTAAATTGTATGGTGATCTAAGAGAGATCACAGGACATAGCGAATTAGATGCTCATGTAAATAGTGTTGGAGACTCTATAAGGTTTTTATTAATGAATTGGCCTAAGTTAGAGGCTCACATGAATACACAGCATTATCAAGTTTTAACGGATGGAACGGAAATAGGAGAAGAAGAAATTCATTATCCAGTAGCAGAAGAAATCAAGATTGTTCCTGTTATCGCTGGCGCAGGAGGCGGCGCAGGAAAAATGCTTGCTGGTGCAGCATTGATTGGATTGGCTATTGCAACAGGTGGTTTCGCTCCTGTAGCAGGTGCAGGTTTTTTCGCAGCAGGAGGTGGTGCAGCAGTAATGGCTGGAAATCTTGGAATTGCTCTTGTTTTAGGTGGTGTTTCGGAAATGTTGTTTCCTCTTCCTAAACCAGAAAAGTTTGAAAACGATCAAGATCCACGCATATCTTTTGACTTTGGTGGAACGCCAAACACCTCCAGAGCAGGAACTACGCATCCAATCGTTTACGGTGAAATAATGACTGGCTCGACAGTTATTAGTATGAACTTAACGACTGATCAGGTGACAGCATGAGCAAAATAATACGAGGATCTGGTGGTGGTGGCCCTAAAACTCCTCCTAAACCAACACGTGCGCCTGACACCTTAAATAGTCGTCAGTTCGTAACGCTCCAAGATTTAATCAGCGAAGGTGAAATAGAAGGTTGGGCAACAGCTTCTAAAGAAGGAAGAACACAAGGTACAACTGCATATAATAATGCTGCGTTAAAAGATGTTTATTTAGATAATACCCCTGTTCTTAATCCTAACGCTAATTCAACCAACCCTGCTACAACAGATTTTAACTTTCAAGAGGTAACTTTTACTCCTCGTTTTGGGACATCTAATCAAATACATATACCTGGAATAGTACAGTCTTCAAGTCCTGTTTCTGGTTTTCCTAGAGCTTGTACTGTTGCTAATGGTGGTGTTACTCAACAGATTACAAATACAAATGTCGATGCTGTTCGTTTAACAATTAACTTTCCTCAATTACAAGAAGCAAAAGACAATGGTGATTTATTAGGTTCTAGTGTTCAATTAAAAGTACAAATTCAATATAACTCTGGTGGTTACTCCGATTTGTTTACTGATACTATTACAGGTCGCACAAGCGATTCTTACTCTAAAGATTACAGAGTTGAAATTGATGGAGCGTTTCCTGTTGACATAAAAGTAGTTCGTCTAACGGCTGATAGCACAAACGCATCATTACAAGATTCTTTTAATGTTCTATCAATGCAGGAATTGATAGATGAACATCAAACTTATACTAATAGTGCTTATGCCGCATTAAAGCTTGATAGTAAAATAGTAAGTAATATTCCAAATAGAAAGTATCGAATAAGAGGTGTAAAGATCAGGATTCCAGGTGCGGGAGCTTCTGCATCTGGAACACCAACTGTTGATAGTAATACAGGTCGAATTGTATATCCAACTGGTTATATATTTAATGGTACTATGGCTGCGGCGCAGTGGTGTTCATGCCCTGCAATGGTATTACTTGATTTACTTACTACCGTTAGATATGGGTTAGGAGATCATATTGCTGATAGTAATTTAGATTTATTTAGTTTTGTCAATGCTTCTAAATTTGCTAACGAGTTAGTTGATGATGGTTTTGGAGGGCAAGAAGCAAGATTTAGCTGCAATGTAAATATTTTATCTGCAAACGAGGCGTTCAATGTTATAGAAGAACTTTGCGGAGTAATGAGATGTATGCCGATATGGAGCGCAGGAACAATAACAATTGCACAAGATAAACCAACTGATGCAAGCTTTTTATTCAGTCTTGCAAATGTAACTGAGGAAGGATTTTCTTATTCTGGATCGTCACTTAAAACAAGACATTCTGTAGTAGCTGTTAGTTATTACAATATGGATTCAAGAGAAATAGATTATGAGGTTGTAGAAGATAGTACTGCAAAAACAAAACTGGGCGTTGTTAAAAAAGATGTAAGAGCTTTTGCTTGCACCAGCCGTGGTCAAGCTCAAAGATTAGGGAAAGCAATACTTTTTGCGGAACAAAATGAGTCAGAGGTTGTTGCATTTACTACATCTGTCGATGCTGGAGTAACAATTAGACCTGGAGCAGTTATAGATGTAAACGATCCAGTTCGTAGTGGTGCTAGACGATCTGGACGCATAAATACTGCAACTACAACTGCAATTACTATTGATGATACACAAGGTTTATCAACATTTGGTGGAGCAAATCAAAAGGTTAGTGTACTTATGCCCGATAACTCTGTCGAAACAAAAAATGTTTTAAGTACGACTAATGGAGTTATTAGTTTAGAGTCTGCGTTGTCTGAAGTACCTAATGTTAATTCAATATGGTTTTTAGTTAGCGATACGATTGAGGCTCAAAAATTTAGAGTAATAACAGTAGAAGAAGCAGATGGTATTAACTATAAAATTACAGCCTTATCTTATAAGCCAAATAAATATGCAAATATTGAAGAAGGATTATCTTTACCTGCAAGAAACGTATCAATATTAAATGAACCAGCTTCTCCTCCTACTGAACTAAATTTTGAAGAAAGAACGATTGTTAGAAATGGAGTTGCTATTTCAAGGCTTTTTGTAACATGGGTTCCTGTTAATGGTGTTAGTCAGTATTTAGTTCAATATCGTTTTGCTAATGGGAACTACGAAAGTCAGGTTGTTTTCAGACCAGACATAACAATTGATAATTCTGAATTAGGAACGTATGAATTTAAAGTGTTTTCTTTTAATGCTGCTTTAGAAGTATCAAATACATCTTTAGAACGATCATTTTCTGCTGAAGGTAAAACAGCTTTACCAACAGATGTTCAGAATTTAACAGCAGAACCAGTTGGAGATCACTTAATGAGATTGAGGTGGGATCAATCGACTGATGCTGACGTTTTACATGGAGGAAGAGTTTACGTCAGACACTCCAATAAGACTGATGGCTCTGGTACGTTTGCAGGTTCAGTTGATTTAGTTGCAGCTTTAGCAGGAACCAGCTCTGAAGCTATCGTTCCAGCTTTGGAAGGTGAATACATTTTGAAATTTCAAGATGACGGAGGACGTTTTTCTGCTGGAGAAGTAAGTGTTGTTATTGATATTCCAGATGTAGGACAACAACTAGCTGTTTTAACTAAAAGAGAGGATTTATTAAGTACTCCATTTAGCGGCACGAAAACAAATGTTTCGTATAGCAGTGGAGCATTACAACTAACCAATCCTGCGTCTAATGCAACAGGTACTTATGCCTTTGCCGATACTTTGGATCTAGGCGGTGTATTTACATTGACATTAAAAAGGCATATTCAAAGTTTAGGTGTTCAAATTGGAAACAATATTGATGACGTTCCTGACTTTGATAATATTGTTAATCTCGACGGAGATCCTGCTAATGATACTGATTGCCAAGTTTTTGTAAAAACAAGTACAGATAACTCTAGTTATGGGTCTTTTAATGCTTTTGTTAATGGAGAATTTAAGGCAAGAGCGTTTCAATTTAAAGCTAATCTTTCGTCAACCAATACAAACCAAAATGTCAATGTTCAACAGTTAGGGTATAGCGCAATATTGCAATCTAGGACTGAACAAAGTACAACAACAATTGCTTCTGGAGCTGGAGCTAAAAATGTAACTTTTTCTAATCCCTTCTTTGTTGGAACGGCGAGTCTTGGTGGTGCTAATGCTTATTTACCTTCAATTGGCATTACAGCTCAAGGTATGGAGTCAGGGGATTTCTTTGAACTATCGAATGTATCAGGTACAGGTTTTACAGTTCATTTTAAGAATGGAAGCACAAGCAAGGATAGAAACTTTAGTTATCAGGCTGTAGGTTTCGGCAAAGGGGTATAGAATGATTGAAACTGTAGAAGATTAGTGTCTCAGGTCACAAACTATACCGTTGATAATGCAGCAGGAAACGTAGTTCGTGCTGATGTAAATAGCATTTTAGATGCGGTAAAAACAAACAATAGTGGCGGTTCAGATCCTAGTAACCCTGTAAAATTTATGTTTTACGGGAAATCCAGTGATGATAAATTAAAAGTTTATGATGGATCAAACTTTAGAGAAATAGGAGATGTAGGAGAAGACAACCTTGGTTTATTGCTTAGATCAGGTGGCACGATGACGGGTGTTATCTTGGCTGATGATGCGTCAGGTGCTAGTACACCAGCTATTGCTTTTGATGGTGATGCAGATACAGGACTATTTAGAAAATCAGCAAATACGATTGGATTATCAACGGCTGGAACGGAAAGAGCAATTGTTGATAGTAACGGTTTAACTGTTCAAGCTCAAGGTGATTTAAGACTTGCAGATTCAGATAGTAGTAATTGGGTAGCATTACAAGCTGCTTCTTCTGTTGGATCTAATCTTACTTTTACGTTGCCTTCTGCTGATGGATCAAATGGGCAAATGCTTCAGACAAATGGATCTGGAGTCCTTAGTTTTACTTCTGTTCAGGGTGTTCCATCAGGGGCAGTATTTTGTTTAGCTGTTGCCACAGTTCCTTCTGGTTACTTGGAATGTAACGGTGCTTCAGTTAGCAGGACGACTTATGCAGCTTTGTTTGCTGTTATCGGTACAGCTTATGGGACAGCAAGTGGTTCAACTTTTAATGTTCCAGATTTAAGGGGTGAATTTATAAGAGGTTTTGATAACGGTAAGGGTACTGACTCTGGAAGATCAATTGCAACTGCTCAAAGCGATCAAAACGAAGCTCATACTCATGGAGCAGGAAGTTATACGTCAGACACCCATTCCATGTCTGGAAATATTACGGGTATTTCTGAATCTTTTGATGCTGGTGGTGGTTCATGTTCAGGAGTATTTTCTAAAGAAACTGGTCATAACATGTCTCAAACGCCTTCAGGTCATTCTGATTCTGGAAATTGTGGTCGGGCTGTTCTAAGTGATAATCACGATCACGATATTAGTGGAACTTCTGGAAGCAGTGGAGGCGAATCAAGACCAAGAAACATTGCAATGATGTACGTTATAAAAACTTAACCCTTGTTAAACTATGAAAAAGTTTTAGTCCTATGGCAATAGCACCTGGAACGTATGACATGACGATCCAACGAAGATCGGATCATAGTGTGTCTGTTACCTTGAAAGACTCAGGAGGTAGTGCGGTAAATCTTACTGGCTATTCAATTGCTTCTCAGATTTGGGATTCTGGGCGTACCACAAAAGCTGCTGATGCTACTTGCGCTATTACAAGTGCGGCAGGTGGAACGTGGACTTGGACAGTGACAGATACTCAAACAACTACGTTTACTGCTGATGAATATAAATATGATGTGTTATTAACTAATGGATCAGGGCTGAAAGAATACTGGATAGAAGGTACTATTTATATGGATGAAGGATACACTGCATGACTAGCGTAAACATTACAACCAATAAAAACACTGTAACTGTTGACGAAAGCAATAGTTCAGTCATAGAAGTATCGACTCAAGGTCCACAAGGAGCCACAGGATCAGCAGGTTTTACTTTAAGTGATGATAATAAGGTGAATAAGTCTATAATTTATTATGACAGTACTGCTGGAACCTATAAGGCTGACAGCACATGGACTACTAGCACAATTACCGACGGAGGCAACTTCTAGTGGCTAACACAATCAGAATCAAACGTAGCACTGGAAGTTCAGCTCCTACCAGTCTCGAAAACGCAGAATTAGCCTTTTCTGAAGGTAATGAGATTCTCTACTTTGGTAAAGGAACTGGTGGGGCAGGTGGATCGGCAACATCCATTATTCCTGTAGGTGGTAAGGGTAAATATTTTGATAAAGAAACGACCCAGACAGCAAATCATATCCTTGCTGGTCCTACGGCTGGATCGGCTGCGGCTGCTGCCTATAGAGCTTTAGTAGCGGCTGATATTCCATCAATAGCACATACAAAAATATCTGATTTTGATACAGGCGTAAGGGTAAATAGATTAGATCAGATGGCTGCACCAACAGCTTCCGTAGGTTTAAACAGTCAGAAGATTACAGGATTAGCTGATTGCACAGCAGATAGTGATGCGGCAAATAAGGGCTACGTGGATGGGGTTGCTCAAGGTTTAGATATAAAAGACTCAGTAAAAGTTGCAACGACAGCAAATATCACGTTGTCAGGTACCCAGACGGTGGACGGAGTTTCCTTGTCTGCTGATGATCGAGTACTCGTAAAAAATCAAAGTACTGCGACTCAAAATGGTATTTACCTTTGCAAGTCTGGTGCTTCATGGGTAAGAACAGACGACATGGCAGCATCTTCAGATGCTTCTGGCGCATTTGCCTTTATTGAACAGGGTTCAACTTATGCAGATGTAGGTTTTGTTTGTAGTTCTGATAAAGGAAGTGCAGTTGTAGGAACAAACAACCTTGCTTTCACTCAGTTCTCTGGAGTTGCTAGCGTTACTGCTGGTAATGGTCTTGACAAGTCTGGAAATGAATTAAGCCTTGACCTTAAGGCGAATGGTGGTTGTGTAATTGAATCGACAGAACTCGCAGTTGATTTAGGCGCAAGTTCAATCACTGGAACGCTTGCAGTAAGTGATGGTGGTACTGGAAGTACTTCAGCTTCAGGAGCTAGAACAAATCTTGGTTTGGTAATCGGTACAAACGTACAGGCTTATGACGCACAGTTAGCAGATGTAGCTGGTCTTACACCTTCTGATAGTGGATTTATTGTTGGTAATGGATCTAACTTCGTTATTGAATCAGGATCAACAGCAAGAGCAAGTTTAGGAGCGCAAGCATCAGCCACAGACCTAACGAATTTATCTTCTTGTCAATCAGGAGGTTCTGCGGCTTTAGCAGCTTTAACTTCAACAGAGATTGCAATTCTCGATGGCGCAACCGTAACGACCACCGAATTAAATACATGTTGCGATGGTGGAACGTCAGCTACTTCAACAACACTTGCTGCTGCTGATCGCATGGTTATTAATGATGCAGGTACAATGGTTCAAGTTGCTTTATCTGATTTGGTTACGTTCTTAGAGAATGGTTCAGTTTCAGGGTTTGATATAGATGGTGGCACATATTAACCCCTTTCTGTTCACCTAATCTAAAAGTAAAATGGCTAACACAATTAAGTTAAAAAGGGGAACGAGTACTCCATCAACGAGTGACATAGATAGTGGCGAAGTTGCGATAGATACCTCGGCTAAGAAGCTATATATAAATGATTCTGGAACGGTTAAAGAGATTGGTGGTGGTGGTGGTGGAGTTAGTTCAGACGCTCAAGGAAACACCGTTGGAGGAACTAATGCAGGTGATAGTTTTACTGGTACGGATGCAGAATCTAATACTTTATTCGGTAAAGATGCTGGCACAGCAATAACTACAGGCGATAGACATACGGCAGTAGGTTATCAAGCTTTAGCTACTTTTACTACAGGAGGTGATTGCACGGCTATAGGATACCAAGCCTTATATGACTGCACTACTGGAATTAATAACGTATGTGTCGGAAGGGGAGCAGGTGAAAATATTACTACTGCTTCTGCTAATACATTTATAGGTGTAAATGCGGGAGCTGGATATACAACTTTTGGAGATTGCACAGCCGTAGGTTTTCAAGTGATGTCATCTGCTACAGGTGATGCAAACTATGCTTTTGGTAGACAAGCTTTACAACAAAGTACTGTAGGACAAAACTGTGCTTTTGGTCGTTGGAGTTTACAGAACGTATCTACAGGGACTAAAAATGCTGGATTTGGGAATTACACATTAGCGACCAGTACTACAGGAAGTGAAAATACAGCCGTTGGATATGAGTCGATGAGATCCAGTACCACTGGTACGAAAAATACGTGTATAGGATCTGACTCTGGATATTTCTTGACAACAGGAAGTAACAATATTGCGGTGGGTTATCAAGCAATCTATAGCACACATACTGGAAGTAATAATATTGTTATTGGATATGAAGGTACTCCTAGTTCAAGTAGTGTAAGCAACGAAATAACTCTTGGTAATACATCTACTGATAAGTTCAGAATCCCTGGTATTAACTTTACGGTTAAAGATACTACTGCTACTGAAGACTACGTCTTAACTGTTGATGCAAACGGCGAAGCAGGTTGGGAGGCAGTAGCAGCAGGAGTTAGTTCTGACTCTAATTACAATACAGTAGGAGGAACTGATGCAGGTGGTAATTTTAATTCAGGTGCAGTAAGAAATACATTATTTGGTAAGTCGGCTGGTTATCAAATAACAAGTGGAGACGATAATTCAATTTTTGGTTACGAGGCTGGATATTCACTTACTGGCGGTAATTATGAAAACACTTTTATTGGAAAGGGAGCTGGTTATGCTTGTACTGGCAATTTAAACACATTTGTTGGAAATTTAGCTGGATATAATTGTAAAGCAAAATCATATAATGTAGGAGTTGGAAGAGATGCTTTAAAAGGTGATTCCACATCTGGGTCAGGAGAATATAATACTGCTATTGGTTATAGAGCATTAAAGGATAATTCAGCAGATAACAATACAGCAGTAGGATCATTTGCACTCTATTCCAACACTACTGGTGGTTCAAATATAGCTGTAGGTTATTTAGCTGGTGAAGACTTAACTACTGGTTCAGGTCATGTACTAATAGGTACTTCTGTAGGTAAATCAATAACAGTTGCAGATGGTAATACCTATGTAGGTCAAGAATCAGGTATGGATAATACCTCTGGTAGTTCAAATACTGGTATTGGTAAAATTGCTCTTAAAGGCATAACATCTGGTGCTGGTAATACAGGTATTGGTTATAGAACTGGTGATCCACTCAGAATTGGTTCAAATAATACTTATCTAGGTAGTAACGCAGGTCTAGTAAATTATAGTGGAAGTAATAATACATGTATTGGTTATGAAGCTGGTACATCATCAAATAGTGTCAGCAACGAAATAACTTTAGGTAATACCTCTGTTACCAAGTTCAGAATACCAGGACTTAACTTCGTTGTTAAAGACTCTACAGCTACTGATAACTACGTTCTAACAGTAGACGCTAATGGTGAAGCAGGTTGGGAAGAAGCTGCTGGTGGCGGTGCTACAGGTGGTGGTAGCGATGCTGTCTTCTTTGAAAATGGACAGTCAGTTACTAGCGACTATACTATAACTAACAACACTAACGCAGGTTCATTTGGACCTATCACTGTAAATTCTGGAGTAACAGTAACTGTTGGCTCTGGTGAAAACTGGACGGTAATTTAACTATGGCAGTAACAATTAATGGGAATGGTACCGTCACAGGAGTCTCTGTAGGCGGCTTACCTGATGGAATAGTAGATACAGATATGATTGCTGCTACGGCAGTAACAGCACCTAAAAAAGGTTCAGGTTCAATAGTTCAAATCGTATCTACAACAAAAACAGCAAGAGCACAATCTTCTACGGCTACAGGTGGTGAAAGTGGAACTTTGTTTGAAGCTTCAATAACTCCTACGTCTTCAAGTAATAAAATCTTACTTTTCGGGAGCATGTCGATAGGGTTGTCCTCTACTGATTCAGTTGCAATACGCTTAAAAATAGATGGTGCTTTAACAGCAGGTCGAGGGGTCGGTATTGCTGTAGGAAATAGAAGGTATGTAACATCACGTAGCAACCTGATGTCTAGTGGGAACAACGATCAGGGTAGTATTCCTTTTAATTATTTAGACAGTCCAAATACTACAAGTGAAGTGACTTATTCTTTCGTAGGACTGCACTCTTCCAGCTCAACTAGAATTATTACTATAAACAGATCGGAGAATGATTCTGACGAAACTTACAATCATGTCCCCATTTCAACAATGACACTCATGGAGGTAGTACCATAATGCCTATATATGATTTTAATGCAATAACAAAAGCCTATCCAAATGCTTGGCTTATTGATGAAGATAAAGGTATTTTTGACAAAGATGGAAATGCTGTAACTATTGAGCAATCAAAAGTAGACGAAGCAAGAACAACCTTAAATACAGAAGCAGCAGCTATTAAATATAAATCAGATAGAGCAGCCGAATACCCTCCTGTGGTCGATCAGTTGGATGACATCTACCATAACGGAGTTGATGCATGGAAAGCTACCATAAAATCTACAAAAGATAAGTATCCTAAACCATGAGTAAAATAAAATTAAAACATTCAAGCGGGAATAGCATGAGCATAGGTGCTCCAGCTACTAACCCCGCCTCTGATTTAGAACTGAAATTACCTGCAACTGTAGGTACGGCTAATCAGTTCTTGAAGAATAGTGGTACAGCAGGAACACTAGGATGGTCTAGTGTTACGGAAGATTCTGGAACAGTAATAATAAAAAATGCAGATGGTGATTCTAATGGTTTGAGAATATCTCAAGAATCTAGTGATGAATCAAGAATTTATAATTATTACGGTGGGAGTTTAACTTTTGGAGTAGGTAACGCAGAAAAGATGCGACTTACTACGGCTGGCATAACAGTTCAGGGTTCTCAGTATATGGGTGAAAATGGTACTGATACATCTCCTTGGAATAATGATTCGTCAGGAGAAAGAGGATGGAATTGGCAAGATAATATAGGTGTTTTTTCTGTTATTAATAATTCTGACTATTCAGCAATGTATATAAATAAGATTAGTGCAGGTGGTATTGTTGATTATAGATTTATAGATTTTAGATTTGATGGCAGTGCAGTTGGAAAGATTTGGTATACCAATAACGATGTTGTTCTTGCACAACAATCAGATTATAGATTAAAAGAAAATGTTGTAGGTATTACAGATGGCATATCAAGAATTAAACAGTTGAATCCAATTAAATTTAATTTTAAATCTGATGCTCCAAGTAAAGATCCAAGTATTCTTAATGAAGGATTCCTTGCTCATGAACTTCAAGCTGTAATACCACAAGCTGCTTATGGTACTAAAGATGGTACTAAATTAAATGAAGAAGGACAAACTGTAGCTGATTATCAAGAGGTATACACGCCTAAGATGATACCTACTCTTACAGCAGCTTTAAAAGAAGCAATAGCAAAGATCGAAACTTTAGAAACTAAAGTAGCAGCATTGGAGGCAGCATGAGTACATTAAACGTAAATACAATCAATGCTGCAACCAGTGGACAAGCTGTTGCAGTAGATGTTAAGAATCCTAGAAGCTTTAGAAATTTGATAATTAATGGCTCGATGATTTGTGCCCAACGTGGAACGTCATCTACAATATCTGGATATGGAAGTGTTGATAGGTTTAAATGTTCTTACAGTGGAGAAGATGAAGACCCTACACAAGCACAAGTAGATGTTGCTAGCGGAACTACACCATATACTTTAGGATTTAGAAAAGCATTTAAAATCACAAACGGAAACCAGACAAGTACTGGAGGTTCTGACTTTACGGTTTTAGCATATAATATAGAAGCACAAGATATTGCTAATAGTGGTTGGAACTATATTGATTCAAATAGTAAACTAACTATTCAATTTTGGGCAAAATCTAGTGTAGCAAAAACTTTTATTTTAAGTCTGTATGCTGCTGATGGTACACCACGACAATATAATCATAAATTCACGCTTGCAGCTAATACTTGGACAAAAGTAACTCATACAATTCCTGGTAGTTCTACACTTGTTTTTGATAACAATAATGGAACTGGGATAGGCATAGAAATATTTCAATATGTTGGAACAAATTTAACAAGTGGTTCAACGGTTGATCAATGGGTTACTTATGTTGGTAGCAGTTCAACACCTGATGATACTGATGATTGGTGGACAACTAATGATGCAACATTTGAACTAACAGGCGTTCAGTTAGAAGTAGGAGACGTTGCCACTGACTTTGAACATAGATCGTATGGTGACGAATTAGCTAGGTGTCAGAGGTATTATTATAAGAAGCCTATTAACACTTATGGCCCACCAGCTTACCAATATCATAATAATCATAAACAATCAGTTGTCTTTTTCCCTACAATTATGAGAGCTACCCCAACTTGTGTTGCAACTTGGGCTCAATCTGGTACATTTACTCATTATTATAATTCTGCATCTCATTTTAAAGCATACATAGGTAGTGCTTATGATTCAGGAAACTCATATTATCTAACATCACTTACAGCAACAGCAGAGCTTTAAATATGACTTTTACATACAAACTACTTGGAAATCATACTGAACCTTCAGTGGTAGGACAACCTATTGAATTTATTTTAAGAAAAGAAGATGGTGCTTGGATTCCTAAAGACACAGCAAACATAGATTACCAAGAGTACCTAGCATGGGTAGCAGAAGGAAATACCCCAGAAGACGCAGATTAGGTATTATAAACTTGTATTTATAAAGACTCATGGCTGAACGTACTACTGATGAAGTTGCACAGGTTTTCTCTGCGGCTGGTGATAGCGTCACTCTGATCAATTCTGTTGCTGGTCAATCAACAATTACTGATGAGGACAAAGCAACCCTCAAAAGGAATGTTGATCATTTAGAAATTATCAAGGCTTACAAAAAAGAAGATGGAACGACCTCTATCTGGACATCAGAAGACTTTACTGCTCAAGATGCAGCAGTTACACTTGGAAAGTCTAAATATTAATTATGACCTTATCTCCTGAATCAGTTCAGAAACAATCTCTTCAATGGCAGGAAGAACTTAAAGTTCAAAGAGATCGTCTAAATCAAGCTCAAGCTGTAACTTCAGATGCAAGCCAAAAGATCGCAATGATTGAAGGTGGCTTACAGTTTGCTAACTCTTTAGTTCCTGTTGAGCCTGAAGCTGAAGTTGAAGGTGCAGTAACGATTGGAGAGGAAGTAGAGCAGCCAAGCTCATAAAAACGATTAGGGTAGTATGAGAAATAGCTTTTAATACAGCTTCTTTTACCATGCAAAAAATTCTGAACATCATCAGTGTAGTATCGTTCCTCCTTGTAGCGGCTATAACTGGTGGTGGAGTTTTTGGTTATTTATGGATAACAAACGAAGATAACCAGAAGATGCTTCAAGATAAAGCAATGGAAAAGGTAATGGGTGCAATAAAGTTACCTAGTTTATCTGGTCCTGCCCTACCTACTGGAGCGTTAAGTCCTGCCCAACAAAAGAACGAAGAGAAAAAAGCATTTGGTTTGCCTAAGTTTTGATCCCTAAGATTGGTGTAAATCCCATTAGGGTTACACCTGTTAATACTTATGTGATTAATGTTCCTACCGTTAATCCTCCAAACGTACCAATAAATGTCCCTATAGGATTCCCAATAATTGAAATGCCTTGTGTTAAAGCAAGGCGTAGTGGTGAAAATGATGGACTTATAGATAACGATCCAGATGGCAATATGATCTTGTGTCCTGCTCCGACACCAAGTTATGAACCGATGAATTTTGAGCCTTTAAGGGTTGTGCCTATAGAAGATGGAGAATCACAAAGACACGAAGAGCCAGAAATCCCTCCAGCACCAGAAGTGCCAAGAGAGCAGCCAGATACTTGTCCTCCTGATGGTGCGCCTGAAGTTGGGACAAAAGTAGAAGAAGGAACTAAACAGATTATTAGGTATGAATTGGTAGGAAACCGTTGTGTAACTAGATATAAAAAATTAAATGTTCAACAACAGATAATTGATGCCATACCCACAGTTCCAGCAGTGGTAAAAACTGGCTCGATAACCCTTGTGGCTACTACTGCTGCGTTATCTACACCAATATTATTAAAGGCAGTCAAACCGATTATTAAGCAGGTAGTGAATAAGGTAAAAAAAGCTTTAGGTAAAAAAGTAAAACGACCCAACTTATCAGAAAAAATTACAAATGCTTACAGAGAGAAGAAAGGTTTACCACCGTTAAAAAATAAAGTAAAATAAACTTACTCCTACATCCGCAAAGTGACGGGTTGACCTTAATTGGAATAGAGCGTGTATTTAGTTTTGGCTAAATGTCGTAGGGGTTAATTATTTAGAGTCAGGTTGAGATATAAGGTGTCGGTGCGGTAAGACTTGACCCATCTTAGGTTTAACCACAACGTCTTCACAGAGATGGAAGTAAGGAGAATTAGCAGCAAACTCAATTCCGCCTAACTTTAATTTTCCACATTCTCTCAAACGTGCTATGTGCCAATCTAGTTTTTTATTATCAATTAGTTGCTGTTGGTGTTCTCCTTGTAGCTTTGCATTTTTTAAACAACGCTCTTGAAATCTTCTATCTAATGGCATACTAAAAGTTAAACTTGCACCGACATTAAGTGAAAAATTATCTTTCTGTCCTGTTCTTGTTTGTTGGTGATAAATAATGTTGCCATCATCGTCATATACTGGTGCATCATATAAATATTCTCTAGGTTTTTGGAACGTATGTGAGTCAGTAATAAAAGGAGAAAATGTAAGCATTGGTCCCTGACAAACTACTCCACCACCGTATTGGTTCTGTATTAGGTTTCCTTGTAATGTCTGTATTGCCATATTGGTCAGACTGGCTGATGTATTTGCCACAGGAGCCGCAGTTTGTGAGGTATTAGCTAATGCACTTGACCCACTAAATAATATTATTGCGAGAAAACTGAGGTTGTTTCGGTAACACTTTCTAAGACTGTTGTTCGATTGATTGTTGTCATATTGGACAAACCAGGGCCAATGTAACTTTCTGCGTATTGAAACGCCTGACCTGGGTTTGCAATCGTGACGTTGGGTTTTTGTGTTAGGTCTGCACCTGTCCATGTATAACTTACTCCATTAATCGTTTGGGACGTTTGCTCTGGAGGCGGTGAAAGAGTCGCACCATCGATAGACAAATTCGTTCCATTGATCGTATAAGTGTGCCCACTGTTGAAATCAGTAGAGACGATAGTTTCAGTAACATTTTGTGTGGTGCGTGTAACTGCCGACATTGTTCCCGAAGAAAAGTTAGGAACAACTGGCACAGCTAAAGTATAAGGGGTATTTAATATTAATAATAATGGTAAATACCTTTTCATTTATCTACTTCACGGTCAGACTTGTGACCACTGATCCCACTGCCGAAGTATTTGCCCCTCCCGCTACTAAAGTTACAACTCCAGCCGAAGTAATTGTTCCAGCAAGGGTTCCTGCAACTCCACCAGACATCGTTAAGACTTCACCGTAAGCTGGCATGTCTGCTACCACGCCTGAAGTAACATCAACACCTGTTCCTATAGGATTCGTTGCGTCGCCTTGGGTCCAGCTTTCCGAGAAAGAAAAAGCTGAGCCTGTGGTGTTTACGTCATACGATCCAACATCAAGTGTTGCTGCTGTTGTAGCAGTACCCGCAGTTAACTTGCCGAAGTGGGCATCAGTCGCAACTTTTATATTGGAACCTGAAACTGCGTAGGTGCTACCTATACGATTTGAATCTGTATAGGCTCCATTAACTGTCAACTGAGTTGAAGTTGTGATGTTATGCGTCATGTCTGCATTAGCAGGAGCCGCTAAAAGGAGTAGTAAAAGAAGTTTCTTCATGTGAGCTTGCCTGTTTGTGGATCTATTTCTTTTCCAGAAATAGGATCAATGCGTGGTTTATCTGGCACTAATCGTATAGGAGTCTCGACTTTTATGATGGTATAAGGAACGCCATTGCTAAACCCTGCTGCTTCTGCCTTTTTCTTTTCTTCATCTGCTTTATACGTTCCGTCACCTCTCTTTTTTGCTGTCTCAAGTCCAAAACTCGCCAGCGCACCAGTGAAAACAGATGCAATAAAAGTCGGATCTATGCGTTCTTGTTCTCCTAAGCCTGGAATCGTAACGTAATTTAAAGTCAAGATAAATCCACTCCAAACCACAACTCCCAAACGCACAAATGTAGACAAGACTTGCAGTTGTTCTTCTTTATCATCCAAGCCTTCCTTTAGTTTTTGAAGAGGATTCTTCTTTTTTGGTTCGTTTGCTTGTGACTCTGGCATGGAAAACTAGAAAGAATAGTCTAAGATTACTCCTAAACTGTAAATTATGCCTCAAGAACTACTAGCAGCACTGATAGGGGCGGCTATTTCTGGAGCGTTAATGGTTTTAGCGAACCAAACAAACAAGAGGCAACGAGATATACGTGAAATTTTCCATCGTTTAAATACTATTGATAAGGAGATTGCTACTCT